CACAACGCTTTTCCAAATCCATTTAATGTTTCGGGATATGATGACGTTTGGCGGCAGTATTTCGCAGATGTTGGTTTAAAGGTATCAGAAGCAAGGGGTGGATTAGTTCAGGGTTCGGCAAAAAAACAACTTGAAAACACATTGAAAAGATTGTTGAAGGATGTCGAATTTCAAGCATTAAATGAAAGGGAAGCCGGGAGGATATTACAAGCTAAATTCGATAGTTATGCAGATTGGCAAGCGAGGAGAGTTGTCAGAACGGAATCAATTAATGCAGCAAATAACGCCATTTGGAGGACAAACAATGATATGTATGGAGCAGATAATTTGATGAAAGAATGGATTGCGACAAGGGATAACAGAACAAGAGATGCACATATTGAAGCCAACGGAAAAACTGCTGAATGGAATGAAAAATTTTATGTTGGTGGGGAAAATTTGACACATCCCGGAAGCGGAGTAAAGGCAGAAAATAATATTAATTGCCGATGTAGGATTGTGCCAATTCACAAAGATGATTTTGAACAATAAATAAATAAATATGATAAATAGACTTTTAAAAAATTTGCCAATAATCGCAAAGGATAAACTTTTACATTTTTTTTACGGAACATTATTAGGGTTCTTTTTTGTTTTAGCATTCGGATGGGGTGGAATTTTGATCGTTTCATTAGTTGCGATATTTAAAGAAGCGATTGATTACATCAGAGCAGAGGCATTCGGAATCACGTTCGTTTATATTGAATCGATTAAAGATATAATTTATACAGTCGCTCCTTCAATCCTGTTCTTTTTGTTCCAAATTTTAAATTAAGAAATTATTTATCTTTGCAATATGAATAAAATGCTTTATAAATCGACAATGCTTGGAGATTTGGTTGATGCCGATGAAAAAGCGGGTATTGTGAAAGGTTATGGTTCTATTTTTGGAAATGTTGATTCTGATGGCGATATCATCAGGAGGGGAGCATATTCCAAAACAATCAAAGAAAATGGATACAGAGTCAAGTATTTGTATCAGCACGATATGAATAAACCATTAGGTAAGATGGTTAATTTATACGAGGATGAAAAGGGTTTAATGTTCGAGGCATCGATACCAAAAACACAACTTGGAAAGGATGTAATCGAATTAATGAAAGCGGGAGTGATCACCGAAAATTCAGTCGGTATTTTACCAATCCAAAAAGAGCAAAAAGATTCTTACAGAGAATTGACAGAATGTAAATTGTTTGAGATTTCTGCGGTCACATTGGCTGCGAATGATCAGGCGATGATAATGAACGTAAAGGGGAACATTGATAAAGATTTGTTCTTAAAAAGATTTGATAATTTATCTAAAGTTATCAGGAAGGGCGATATATCAGACGAACTTGGTTACGCCATAGAGAGTGAACTATTAAAGTTGAAATCATCGGTTTCCGATTTGATCACTTTGCCGGAGCAATCCACAGAGCCGATTGAAACAAAAGATGGTCAAAACGAGATTTTTAAATATTTGTATAATTCGTTAAAATAAAAAAAAATGAACGAAGAAGTAAAAAAGCATCTCGACAAAATCGGAGATATTGTTGATGCAAAGATTGAAAAAGCATTTGGGCAATCCCAAGACAATGCAAAGGGTGAAATTGAATCATCTTTAAAAAGTGAAATTAGCAACCTAACAAATGAATTTGTTGCTAAAAACAAAGAGGCAAACGATCGTATTGATGCCATCGAAATGGCGAGCAAAAAATTTGCTTCAAATCAGCCGACAACATTCAAAGGGGCGTTGGACAAAGCTATTAATGAAGGTGCAATTGATTCCATCATTAAGGGTAATGCGAATGCAAGTCGTTTTGAAATTAAGGCGGGTGATATGACAATGGCGAACAGTTATACAGGAGTTGTTGCACAGGAAACAGTTTTACCAACAATTAAATTTGATCCATCAAGAGCGACACATATTCGCCAATTGATTCCAAACGGATCAACAGATTCACAAACGATTCGCTATCCAAAAGAATCTGCTTATGATGATGGAGGAGCTGCAACTGCTCAAGGTAGTACATTAGGTGCATCCGATTTCGATATTACTGCAACATCAGTAAACGTTGAGAAGATTGGTACCTTTATGCGAATCACAGAGGAAATGTTAGCTGATACACCACAGTTGTCGAGTTATCTTTCCGCAAGAGTTCCCGGTAAAATTTTGTCAATCGAGGACAACGAGATTTTAAATGGTGATGGTTCATCTCCAAATTTAGATGGCCTGTTCACCGATGGTGCTGCATTTGATACATCTTCTTCTGCTGTTTTTTATCAATCGGTAGAAAGTGCAAACGAATATGATGTTTTAGTTGCTGCTTTAAATCAGTTATCATTGGCGAATTATCAAGGTGATTCAATCATATTGAATCCAACAGATTTGCACAAAATCACGTTGTTGAAATCAACTGCGAATGAATATTTGAAACAACAAATTTTCAGCGGATTGCAACCAACGATAATGGGCATTCCAATCGTTGTAAATACTGCAGTAACATCAGGTAAGTTTTTAGTTGGAAATCTTGCTCAGGCAACTCAACTTTGGATTCGTGAGAATCTTGCAGTCGAATTTAGCCGAGATGATTCCACAAACTTCAGAGATGGTTTTGTTACAGTAAGAGTTCAGGAACGAGTTGCTTTGACAAATTATTTGCCAAATGCTATCGTACAGGGAACTTTTTCAACTGCGAAAACATCAATGGAAACTCCATAATCATTGGCGTTATAAAATTAAGGGAGCATATTTGTTCCCTTTTTTTTTATTATTTATTGAAAATATTTTTTTAATTAGAAAAAATGTTTTATATTTGTATCAACAAAAACAAAGAAATTATGAACTACGAATCAATTTTTCCAACTTACACAAAAGAACAAAAAACTTTTACTAAAGAAAACCAAAAAGAAAACAGAATATCAGTAACAACCGAACAATCTTTAAATAATTCTATATATAGTAATATTGAAATTTCAATTGTTGGATCAACAAATAATGAAGATTCAAGTCATACGGTTTGGAAAACAAAAACTAATTTTCCAAAAAAAGCTACAATAATGGCTGATAATCTTACATTGGATCAGGCAATTGATTTCGCTAATAATTTAATATAATTACAAAGTAAATATAATAAGGGGATCATTTCGATCCCTTTTTTCTTACATTAAACTTTCTAATTAAAAATATTTTTATATATTGCGGTATAAAACAATATAAAAAATGAAAAAAATCAGACAATTTAGATCAAGACAAGGGCGGACAGATCGCCAACAGTCGGACAGTTTAAAAATCATATTTGCATCCTTTCTTGGATTCGCCATTTGTGTTTTAACTTCCTTAATCTTTAAAATCTTATTATGAAAAAAATTATTTTAAAAATATCATTCGTTTTGGCGGTATCAATCCCTTGGGTAATTTTAATCGCTTTGTATGAATTAATCGATAAATTTTTTAGCAATGGATTTTAAAAATTATATCGTGGTGAAAAAGATTACAAAAAAACAAAACCGAGTGAACATCCTGAAGGAATTTAGTTTGTTCATCGTTTTTTTATCCTTGTCATTGACCGGGGTTTATCACTTAATTTTAACTATATTAAAACAGATTTAAAAATGGAAAAAGGAAAATTTAATTGGGCAGCAACTTATTTAAATATTGCTGATGAATGCAAAGATAAAATGCAACCGAGAGATTACGTTGTTTTATCTGACAAATTGCACGAAGTGGATAAGATGGTTCAAGAAATTAAAAATCGTTAATTATGGACTATTTAAACATCAATAATCCCGATCATCAGCACGAACACGAACACGAGTGTTTGGAATGCGGACAACCATCAGATTCAGAGTTTTGTTGTGGAACTTGTTTTGAAGCTTATATGAGATAATATTTTTTTTGTGTTTAGTTATGTTTAGTTGTAAAACCGCTTTATTAATTTAAGGCGGTTTTTTTTTATCTTTACAATTATATGGACAGCACAGTTCTTGGATGTTTGGCAGAGTATTTATTTTGCATCGAATGTTTAAAAAGAGATATAAATGTTTCAATGCCATTATCTCCGGGATCTGTTTATGATGTTGTGGTTGAATCAAAAGGGGTTTTGTTGAAAGTTCAGGTAAAGAGCCATTATGCAGGAGATCCAAATAATATAAATGCAATTAAAGTCAATTTTACTGCAAAACGAAAATATAACACAGATGAAGTTGATTTTTTTGCGATTTATGTAAAAAAGTTTAATGGTTTTTTTATTTTTAAAAATAATGGAGAAAGGAGGTCAATTCGTTTATCTTTAACTAATAAACATTCAAATTTTTTTAATAATTTTGACTTCGATTGAAATTTTATTTGATTTTTGTTTTATATATAGTTGGAAAGCCGCTTTATTAATTTAAGGCGGTTTTTTTTTATCTTTGTTTCAAATAGTTACAAATGAAAATTAAGATCATTAAACAAGTTTACACGACCAAGGGGTGGAGAAATGAGGGAGCGATTTTTGAACTTGATCCCAAAACTGCAAGGCATTACATCAATAAGGGAATTGGAATCGAATACAAGGAGGAAAAGGCAGAAAAAGAAACAAAAGAATTGAAGCCGAAACGAAAATATACAAAACGAAAAAAATGATGTCGGATATTCTAACTCAAATAAAAATAAGTTCGACAATTGGAAGCGAGGTTATTTCGGTTCAGGATGTCAAGGATTTTGTGAGAATTGATACTTCTGCAGATGATACTTTGATTTCCCGGATGATTACAACTGCAAGGGAATGGTCGGAGAATTATATGACGAGGGATATTGTTTCAAAATCTCGAATTTATTATTTACCAAATGTAGATAATCGTTTTTTACTTCCTTTTGCTCCAATTACTTCAATTTCACAAGTTGAAGTTGATGGAACAGTAACAACAAATTATCAACTATTCGGATTAAACGAGCAAGTTGTTTTATTAAATTCATTACCATCGGAGGAAGTGAAAGTTACTTATGTAACAACCGGGTTACCTGATGAATCAATAAAACAAGCATTGTTGCAGTTGGTCGCAAGTTATTACGACAACAGATCAAATTTTGTTGTTGGTGAATCAGTAAACGAGATTCCAACAAGTACCAAAACGATTTTAACATCATACAAAACAATGTTCATTTAATGGATTCCGGAAAGTTAAACACGAGGGTTGAGGTTTACAGATTGACAAAAACTGCTGATAATTATGGTGGGTTTACTTCAACACAAAGTTTAGTTTATGAGATTTGGGCATTTAAAAACGATTTAAGCGGTGAAATTCGCCAAGAAAACGGAAAGAGGTCAAAGTATAATGAGATTGAATTAATCATCAGGAAAAAAACTTCTGATAATATTTTAATTGGCGATCTCCTGAAGATTGAAAATATTACCGGTAAATATCGATTAAATGAAAAGTTCGACAACGTTGATCGTTTTTTTACAAAAATAAAAGCAACATATCGTGAAGAATGAATTTAGCGTTAATGAAAATGATTTGAGGAAATTGAATCAAAAACTTGGTAAATTATTCGCCATTGATAAATCAGTTGCATCAAATTTAATTGACAGATTTGCGATCAAATCGGAATATGATATCGTCAAAGATGCCCCGGTTGATACAAACAATTTAAGGAAAAACATTCACAAGAAAACAAACGACAAAGAAGCATTGATTGAATCCCAAGCATTTTCAAAATTAAATCCAACTTTTGATTATGCTTTGATTCAGGAGTTCGGATCATCGAGGAGAAAACCAAAACCATATTTTTGGCCGAACATTTATAAAAATTACAATGTACTTTTGTTGAGAATTGACAAGGCAATTAAAAAAGCGATAAAATGATTGAGGCATTACATTATTTAAGGAAAGCAATCATTGAAAGATTAAGCGGTTCAATAGTTTTGAATAGTCAAAATGTACCTGTTTATAATAGAGTTCCATCAGATGCAACAGAACCATTTATCAAAGTTTATTCATTGCAAAATGAGGAAACAGATTTTAATCGCGATTCGTATATGTTGGATTGCATGACGAGAATTGATGTTGTTACTTCCTTTGATGGAGATTCAGGTGGTGAGTTAGATGCAAACGAAATTGTTTCACAAGTTTTAAATTTAGTTAGAACAAGGGAGGGTAATGAACATGTACAAAATGGAAACTTTGCTGATGGTTTATCCAATTGGACTAAATCGGGTGATGTTGATGTAATAGGAGGCGAAGCAGTATTTTTTGGAACTGATGAATTGTCAAGGATAAGGCAACAAAATGTTTTTGAAATTGGTCAAGAATTTACTTTAAATTATCAGATCACAAGTTATACATCCGGATCATTGTCCGTTGTAAGATTTGGTATTGATGATGATAATGGAATCGAAATACCTACAACAGTTGGATGGCATACGGTTACTGCGAATGCGTTTCAAAATCCTTTGCAAATAAAACGTAAAGGAGATCCTACAACATTGAGCATAACTAATATATCAGTGAAGCCTAAATTAAGCTATTTTAATTTGGCTGAAAATGGTTTAAAAGTATACACATCTGTTTTGATGAACACAACGTATTTTGAGGAAGACGCAGAAGATAAAACATATTTTAGAGCGATAATTGAGTTGTCTAATAAAGTTCAGAAAATTTAAAAAATGGAAGATTTGAAAATATATGGGTTGAGTTTTGGTGCGATTTTAATTAGTGCTATAAATCAAATAAATCCATACTTACAAACGATTGTTTTAATCACTTCTATTATTTATACAGTTTTAAGAATTATTAAAAATTTGAAAGGCGATGGCAAAGATTGATCTTGATGGTGATGGCAAAGCGGATTTTTCCATTTCGCTTCCAAATATTGTGATGTTATTGGGCGGCATTGTTTCAATCGTTAGTTCTTACTTTATGCTTAACTCTAAAATTGAAAAAGCAATGATTTCGCCAATTCAGGAGGTTTCGCAAAAAGATTTGAAATATCTTAAGGATGAAGAAGATTTGAAGATAATGAAGTTGGAGAAAGATATTGATGACAATAAAGGATATATAAAAGCCTTGGAAATAGAATTAAGAACACAATATAAACGAAAATGAAAATTGATTTTGGTTTAATAGTTGGTTTATTGATCATTTTAATTTTGACTATTTTTTATTTTAAATTATGAGGCAGATAAATAAAATCATCATCCATTGTTCAGCAACGAGAGAGGGGCAAGATGTATCAGTTGATACCATCAGAAGATGGCATGTTATTGATAATGGTTGGGATGATATAGGTTATCACTATATAATTGGTCTTGATGGTAGCATACATATAGGCTGACCCGATAATGTTCAAGGTGCGCACACGAAGGGACACAATAAAAACAGTTTAGGAAGTTGTTATACGGGTGGATGCGATCAAGATTTAA